GGAGGATGTTGACAACATGCTCGCCGCAATGAACAATGTCTCTACCATTGCGGACGAAAAAAGTCTACAATTTCGTAAAGGCGAGATTTCCATCCTGATCTGGCTAAAAACCTTGAAAAAGGTCAGCGAAGATGCGTATGAGGATCTAACAAGTGAAAAGAATTTATGAATTTGCCTGCGTATGCGGGCATCGCACTGAGGCTTTAGTCGGTTATGAGACGACTGAGGTGCAGTGTGGATGCGGCGGTACAGCCAGCCGCGTCATAAGCGCACCCAATTTTAACTTGGAAGGCTGGTCTGGCTCTTTTCCATCTGCCCACGGGCGGTTTGAGCACAGACACGTTGAGAAGTTGAATGCGGAACGCAAAGCCAACTCATAAGCCACAGGGCCGAGTTGAATCTCCTACAACCGTTTTGGCAGGAAACCAATTATGCTGATTGACCAAGAACCCGAGCCGCTAGGCGAACTCGAAACAGAAGAGGCGAAATCTGAACTCCCTGAAAAATACAGGGGCAAAAGTTTGGAAGAAGTCGTGCGGATGCACCAAGAAGCTGAAAAGTTGATTGGCAAGCAAGCTCAAGAAGTGGGCGAAATCCGCAAGCTAAGTGACGAGTTAATCAAGCAAAACCTCGGCTCTAAGCAACAGCGTGTTCACGAGGATGAACCGGAGGTTGACTTTTTCCAAGACCCTCAAAAAGCAGTTCAGGCGACCATTGAAAAGCATCCAGACGTTCTTGCGGCCCGACAGGCCAGCATGGACTTCAAGCGGATGCAGGTTCAGCAAAAGCTGTCGCAGGAGCACCCCGACTTCACACAAGTCGTGGGCGATTCAGAGTTCCAGAACTGGGTGAAATCTTCATCCGTGCGTCTGGCGCTTTACGCGAAAGCAGATGCTGAATTTGACTATGACTCGGCCAATGAACTGTTGTCCACTTTTAAGCAATTGCGCGGTGTTAAAGCCCAGCAGGCAGAGCGAACAAGCGACGCCACACGGGTCAAGAACATGAAAGCGGCGCAAGTTGATGTAGGTGGCTCTGGCGAGAGTTCCAAAAGAGTCTACCGGCGGGCAGACCTCATTCGGCTGAAAATGACAGATCCCGCAAGGTACGAGAGTCTCAGTGATGAGATTATGCAAGCGTACTCTGAAGGACGAGTCCGGTAATAACTTTTTTCTGGAGATTTAACATGGCAAACACCGCCTTTTCCCCTACCAATTCGGTAACCACCACCTCTGCGGCCAATTTCATTCCAGAAATCTGGAGTGATGAGATTGTCGCTGCCTACAAAAAGAACCTCGTCTTGGCCAATGTGGTTAAGAAGATGTCCTTCCGTGGCAAAAAGGGTGATACCGTTAACATCCCGTCGCCTGCCCGTGGCAATGCTTCGGCTAAAGCTGCTACTGATGCCGTTACTCTGATTGCAGAAAGCGACACCAATATTCAGGTGCTGATCAACAAGCACTATGAGTACAGCCGTTTGATCGAGGACATTGTTGAGGTGCAAGCCCTGACGAGCCTGCGTTCTTTCTACACGGAAGATGCTGGCTACGCTTTGGCAAAGCGCATCGATACTGACCTGGTTCAGCTTGGACGCGCTTTCAACGGCGCCACCATTGGTACCAACGACTATGCCACCAGTGCTGCAAGCACTAAGGCATATATTGGCTCTGATGGCACCACCGCCTACAACAGCAGCACCTCGAACGCTGCGGCACTGACTGATGCGGCTATCCGTCGCACCATCCAGCGTCTGGATGACAACGACATCCCTATGGATGGCCGTTTCTTCCTGATCCCGCCTTCGAGCCGCAACACCCTGATGGGTCTGGCCCGCTATACCGAGCAAGCATTCGTTGGCAACGGCGATGCTATCCGCAACGGTGAAATCGGTCAGTTGTACGGTATCGCTGTGTTCGCTTCGTCCAATGCCGACACCGGCGCTGGTAACAGCGGCGCAGACCGTATCTGCCTGATGGGTCATCGTGACTCGATGGTCCTGGTTGAGCAGCTTGGCATTCGCTCGCAGACTCAGTACAAGCAAGAGTACCTGGGCACCTTGTTCACCGCAGACACGATCTACGGTGTGAAGGCTCTGCGTACCAATGCTACTGGTACTGCTGCTGACGCCTCCGCTGCTTTCGCCCTGGCTGTTCCGGCCTAATTGCAGTTGCCCCTCCCCCTCCGGGGGGAGGGTCTTTTTTATAGGAGATCAAAATGGCTGCTGCATCCGCTGTCGTTTCCCGTCGGGGTAACGATCAATTTCGGGGTATTTACTCTGACACTTGGGCTGTCACTTGTACGCTGGACTCAGCGTCGGTGGCTGACCAGGCCGCTGCTACTGATACTGTGACTGTCCCTGGCGTTGCCTTGGGTGACATGGTAATCGGCATGTCTGCTGGCGTCGATGAGGCTGGTTTGGTTCGTCGGGCCTATGTCTCGGCGGCCAACACGGTGACCATTGCTACGACCAACACTACTGGGGGCGCGGTCAACTTGGCGTCTACCACGGTTAAATTGGTTGTCGCTCGCATGGTGTAAAAACGGGGGGCCACAAGCCCCCCTGTTTTCTTTGGAGATTTCAAATGGCTACCTATCGTTGTTTGGCAAGTGGTAATACGGTGACGTTCACTCAGCCTCATGACATTGAGTCCATGAAGGGCCACACTGGCTACGTTCTGGTCGATGAATCAGGCGAGAAGGTGCCGACTGAAGAAGAACAACGCGCTTTGCCCATGACCGCGCCAGTCAAGCGCGTTGGGCGCCCGCGTAGAACGGCTTTGGCATGAAACTGTTCAACGTCTGCCCGATTGCCACGCAGGATGTGCGTATCAACTTGAAGAACCGTAACCACGCCTTCAAGGAGTACGGTTACGGCCCTCCAAATCCTGACGAGCCAAACGACGTCTTTTGGCTCAAGAAGGCCAAGATGTACAACGCCCCCACTGAGGCGATCAAGGGGATGCGATGTGGCAACTGCGCCGCGTTCATTCAAACACCGAAAATGATGCAGTGCATCATAGGCGGCCTTGAGAAAGATGAGAATAAAGGTGAACTGTCATACGACGAGGAATTCGTAGCGGCAGCAAACCTTGGATACTGTGACTTGTTCCAATTCACTTGTGCAGCGGCCCGTACTTGTGATGCTTGGAAATCTGGTGGGCCCATCACTAAGGATTGATCATGTACGGAAAAGCGCCAAAGATGGCTAGTGCTAAAAAGCCTTCCAAGAAGATGGGTGTGCCTGTGGCAATCATGGTTGCCGTTGGTAAGCCTAAGCCTATGCCCAAAGCTCCTAAGATGATGAAGAAGATGGGGAGAGGCAAATGAAAAAGACTAAAGCCGAAAAGAAGATCAGCAAGGTCATGCGTGAATACAAGTCTGGTACTTTGCACTCCGGTAAAGGTGGCCCTGTCGTAAAGAGTCCTAAACAGGCAGTTGCGATTGCACTATCTGAGGCCGGCAAAGCCCGGAAAAAGAAGTGAAAGAGGTTTGGGAAAAGAAGCGTCCTAAGTCGCTGGGAGCTTCTAAGCCTTTGACGCCAGCTAAGAAGGCTGCTGCCAAGAAGATGGCTAAGGCTGCTGGTCGGCCTTATCCAAATCTCATAGACAACATGAGAGCAGCGAGGAAGAAATGAAAAGCCCCGCTTGGACTCGTAAAGAGGGCAAAAATCCTGCTGGTGGGCTTAACGCAAAGGGGCGAAAGTCCTATAATGAGTCAACTGGCGGGAACCTAAAACCTCCCGTCAAATCAGGCGACAACCCTCGAAGGGCCTCCTTCCTAGCGCGTATGGGCAATATGCCTGGGCCTGAGTACAAGAATGGCGAACCGACTCGCCTTCTGTTATCCCTCCGAGCCTGGGGCGCATCGTCCAAATCGGATGCAAAAGCGAAAGCCAAAGCGATCTCGGCAAGGAACAAGAAATGAGACCTCTTTCGGTCGGCGTAAATCCAACGGCTGCGGTGCTTACCACGGTCTATACGGTGCCGACCGGGTACTACGCGAAGTTCACCGTGATGTACATCCATAACACGGGCGGCTCAACCAAACACATCACAGTGCAGTGGACAGACGCTAGCGCGAGCGCTACCTACGACATTCTGACGCAGTACAACTTGACTGCTAAAACGTATTTGCAGTTCGATGGTAATGCGTACATTGTGCTGGAAGAAGGCGACGCGATCAAGATAACCACCGAGTCTGGCAGTACGTTTAGTTTCATTGCAACCTTTGAAGAGATAGGATTGACACGGCAATGACCTACCTAGAACTCATCAATGACGTGCTGATCCGACTGCGAGAAACGACCGTAGCGACCAGCAACCAGACAACCTACTCGACGCTAATCGGCAAGTTCGTTAACGACGCCAAACGGCAGGTTGAGGACGCCTATGGCTGGAACGTGCTGGGCCAGACTGTGACAATCCCTACGGTGGCAGGCACCTACGTCTACTCTATGACGGGCGCCGGACAAAAGTTCCAGGTCATGGACGCGATCAACATCACCTCTAATGTCGGTCTGCGGAACATCAGTTTTGTGGAGATGAACCGCTTTCAGAATTTTGTACCCGCCATTAGCGGTATCCCCGAGTATTACAGCTTTGATGGTGTGG